CTTTTAGAGTAGAACAACCTATCTGTTTTACTTTCCGTGTCATAGTAACACCGACACCAGAGGCTTTAACTGTCGATTCTAGAAAGACATTTGGATATTCTATATCATAGTACAGATTATTACATACAATCTGTCCTGAATCATTGTTTTCTATTACAATTAATGCCTCATTATACATCTTACCAAATCGTTCTAATATATCTCCAAATAAGAGTGGTGATACCATATTATCGCGATATATACCAACTTGTTTAAAAGGTTTTTCAGTAACATCTATAATTGAGAATGTAGAGAAATCTCTACCTCTTCCTTTAGCGACATCAACTGTCATAATATATGTGTGATCTTTTTTGGGTTCTTGATAAAGATGAACATTATCTTTTGACCATAAAGCATCATGTCCTTGTAACCCTAATAATGTATTAGCGTTTATAAGAGTATTACCTGTTCCTAAGAATGAATTACCGAATTCTTGTTCGAACTGTAATTCTGAGGTATTAGCTATTGTTTGTTCTTTCCATTTCTCATCTCTACCAGGCACATCCCACCAATTAACTGTAAATGGTTGATACTCATTGTTTCCATGTTCTGCGCCTTCATAAAGTTTATGATACATATTACCGATACCATTAGCTGTAGATGTAATGATAACTTTTGATTTACCACCTGATGTTACAACAGGATATGTAGATGTATAGAACTGTTCGGCGTTATCTACGAAAGCAAACTCATCTAAGTACAATAGATTAACTGACATACCACGAATAGAATTCGCTCCTGTTGCTGAAGCTATGATTCTACTATCATTTTCAAATTCAATCGAGCCTTTGTTTAATACTTTAGTTCCTGGTTGTAAGAAAAACGGAACATGCTCTAACATTGTTGTGATCCTGGCCAACATTTCTCTAGCCGTAGAACCTTTGTTAGCTAGTATAGCAATTGTTTGTTCTGGTTGAAATAATAGATACCAAACTAAGTAGGCACATGCTGTAATAGACTTACCTGACTGTCTACAAGCTAATACAATACTAAAACGACTCTCATCAAAGTGCGTGATAAGCTCATCTTGATATCCATATAATTTAAACGGCACTAGACCTTCATCTAGTGAAATGATTTTGATATAATTCTCTATAAAGTATATGGGATTTTCCATACACTTCTTGTATTCTAGTATTTCTTTTTCTGTCCATTCAGACTGTACTCCAGCCCTTTTGACATTAATATTTCCTAGATACCCTTCATTCTTGTGCATTTTGTTTTAATAGTTTTTGTAATTCTGCTGATGAACCGACAAATAGATTATTCTGAACTTTATCAGGCATTGAATTATCTTTATCTAGTTCTTTCATCTTAGACTGTAAATCAATTAATTTTTCTGTAGTTTCACCAACTGTCTTGATTAATTGACCCGCGACTTCATAAACTCTTGGGTGTTCTGACTCTTTAGCTATATCTAAAATACCTTCTATAGCGTCTTGTCCTCGTTCTACAAGGCCATAGAAGATTTCTCTAGAATATTTATAGTCATTACCTTTATCTTGTTCATTAGATGATACAATAGGTAGACTTTTTTCTACTTGTACAATTTCTCCTTGTATGTCAAGAAGCTCGTCTAATTTTTGATCGACTTTACTCATAATATGTATTTATAACTATTTAGGGTCGCTTGCTTTATCGTCTGAATATGTATCACCCGCATCAGCATCTGGTGGGTTAGTAGTAACTGACTGATCAACTACTTTCCCTGCTGTTTCCGTATTAGTTATATCTCCTGTTCCTGATTCCATATAAGTTCGAACATTAGCTTCTTTGATAATGTCTGATTTACTCACTGGTCCATAAATGTAGTTCTTCATAATAAACTCTAGATCATATCTTAATACTTGTCTAGTTTGAAAATCTCCTTCATACTCATCTGTTTGTGTAACACTTTCTAATATGATAGGTACATCTCTTTTTTCATTCATATCTGGTACTGTATTGATTGTTACAGTATAATCAGGTGTGAAATAAGGTAATATCTGTTCTACTATTTGTAATCCATCATCTGTATTCTTTACTAATATACTCAAACTAAATCCTAAATCATACGGAGCCGGTGCATATTGATATTGCATCTGTAATGGGTTTGAAGCGTTCGCTTTCTTATATAATGTCTTCTTTGTTAGTTTTCTAGTAGAGTCATAAGTTATAGATGTTAATTCGAATCCCATTCTAGGTAAACTTAAAGCTGTTCTTGTTGATCCATCTAAACCTAATGAAGAATCTTGTTGTAATCGTGCTATCCATTTTGCTCGAGGTCCATAAGCCAAAGGAACTTTAATAGTTTCTCCACCTGTTCTTACAATACTAATACTATTAAACAATGTACCAAATACTGATACAGCTCGTTTAATTGTTGAATGATAAAAATGATTTCCAAACATTATGTAGATTCTCCAAATGGATTACCTTCTGAGAAATCAATAATTCCGTCAGCATCTGTTTCTATTTCTAAGTTAAACGCTCCAGCATCTGTCGGTAATGTTTCTTCTGCTGCTATTGATGATATACTTCTTCTTGATACTAGATCATCTTCTAGAATTATGTTATCATAAGCTGTTGAATCACCTGTACCTGTTTCTAGAGCTATTGAATCGCCTAATGTAGCGGTTTCAAGATCAATGTTATCTGTACCTGTAGCACCATCTGTTATATAACTTGGGAACTGAACTCCGGCCGTTCCTGATTCAAAGTCAATAAAGTTTCCGTCTTGCATGATTATCTTATCACCTCTTGACGAATCTTCCATTTCTATATAACCTTCAGAAGTATCTGTAACTGCAAAAGTCTGATAATCACCTGATGTATCATTTGATTTAATGTTTGAAACTGTAAGTTTATTTGAAGTTTCACTCCAAGCTGATACAGTACCTGTAATAAGAGCCGTTGGAGTAAGTAATTGTGATATAGTTTCACCAACAACAAAGTCTCTTAGTGTTGGAGTATCTGCTAGTGTTATTGTAATAGCTGAAGCTTGTGCTAATTCTAAATCAGTATCAAGAGCTTCAATGTTAGTATCAAAGTCTTCACCTGAGTACTCAAATAAGTCACAGGTCATTTTGAAAACAAATAACTTACCTAATTGATAAAATGGATTTTCGTGTTCTACATATTTAATTTCGAAAACACTTTTTGATAATGGGAAGTATATTAGATCACCTTCATTAGGTCTTAACCCTGTTGCAAGGTTAGCATCTAATGAAACAAATCTTTCCCAACTTCTTCTTGACATAACAAAAGTAGCTGTATCTCTAACTTCTACTCCGAACTTAGAATATAAATCTCCTTCACCTTCGAATCCCTCAACTCCCTCTAAATACATTTCAACTTCATATGCATCTTCGAATGAAGAATCAGCCGCGTCTCCGAGAATAGTATCTTCATTAACTATTTTTCTAGGAAGATAAAAACAGTTATGTCCATACATGCGTAAAGACTCAACAACTAAATCCTCTACAAGATTTTGTTCAGTCTGTACTGCTTGACTAAAAAATACATTAGTTGCCATTTTATCCTTCTAAAGTTGTTATTCTAACTTAATGCTTAGTTTGAAAAGCTTCATTATTCGCTTTCTTAGCATCTTTTACTGTAGTAGTCCATACAGCAGTAGCTATACCTTTAACTTCATCAGATTCACTAGATACATCAGTATCAGTATGGATCCACTTGGACCCGTCCCATCTTGAAGCTACACAACTTAGGTATCTTCTAGAAAAAGTTCGTGTAAGTTCTACACCATCTTCTTTTAAGACAGTTCTTCTCTGATATTAATTTCTTTGAAATCTCCTACAACTTCAATTTTATCTTCTACTACTGTTTTTGTTATTGCCATTTTTTTCTCCGTGTCTAGAATCCACTAGACATAATTGTTAATATTATATTCTTCATATTTATCTATGCTACCTTGTAACTAAAAAAGTAATCTATTCTACAACCAGATGCCTGTGCACAAGTTACAGCTGTTCCACTCCCATAAACAAAGAAGATATTCCCTGCAGCGTTTTCTATTATAGGTCTCAAATCATCGCGTTGTGCTGTAGGAAAATTATGATAAGCTACATTACCACCACCTAGATAATATCCATTTATAGTTGATGAAAAGGGAAGATTGATATTAAGTGGATTTGAATTAGAATTACTACCTATGGTTGCTGAAGCCCAACCGGTAACCATATTCCCTACTTTTACATAATGCCCTCTATTAGTTGTAATAGTGCATTGTCCATTTACTTCTGTAAGGTTTAGA